ATCTTACTATCTGCGTTAGAAATTGAAAAAGAATTTATTACAGAATCATTACCAGTATCTTTAATTGGTATGAACTCAAACTTGATGAAACAATATCTTGAATTTGTTACTGATGGTTTATTAGTTAAATTTGGTTGTAAAAAACAATTTAACGTAGAACAACCATTTAAGTTTATGGAACAAATTGCTGTTGAGACTAAAGGAAACTTTTTTGAATCAAGAACTATGGAGTATCAAAAAGCTAAATTGGGCGAGTCATTAACATTTACAGACGATTTTTAATATGATGTCATTAAAGATAAGAAAAAGAGGGGGGGACGAAGTTTCGTTCAACCCCCAAAAAATTTATAATAGAGTTAAACGAGCGGCAAGAGGATTAAATGTAAATGCTGATGAGGTGTTCATTAAGGTGATTACATCAGTTCCAACAGAGGGTGTTATTACAACCAAAGAGTTGGATAAGTTAGTTTATGAGATTGCTGCGGCATATACCGGAAGTCATCACGACTACTCAAGATTAGCATCATCTGTTGCTATTTCTGCGTATCATAAAGAAACTGATGAAAGTTTCTGTAACACAATGCACACATTACACGTTGACGGTATTATTAACGATAAGTTAATGGAAACTATCGAACAATATGGTCCTGAAAATATTGATTCTGTAATTAATCACGAGAATGATTACAATTTTGATTATTTTGCGTGGAAATCATTACAAGAAATGTATTTGTTAAAAAATCCTGAAGGTAGAGTAATTGAAAGACCTCAACATATGTATATGAGAGTGGCTTTATGGGTTACTAAATCATTTGAACAAGCGGTTGAGTATTATCAATCATTATCAAATCAAGTTATATCTCCTGCGACACCGATTATGATTAACGCGGGAACTAAAACTCCTCAACTAGCGTCTTGTGTATTGAAATACAATCACGGGGATTCAAGAGAAGGTTTGTTACAAACATTAAATGATATTTCAACTTATTCATCTGATGCTGCTGGTATTGGATTATGTATGTCTAACATTCGTAGTAAAGAAAGTCGTATTAACTCATCAGGTGGGTTTGCGGGTGGTTTATTGAAATACCTTAAAATTGTTAATGAATCATTACGTTTCTTTAATCAACAAGGAAGAAGACCGGGTAGTGCAGCTATCTACATTGAACCTTGGCATAAAGACATCATTGATTTACTTGAAATTAAAAAGAACACAGGGGCTGAAGAGTTAAGAGCTAAAGATTTATTTACATCAGTTTGGTTACCAGACAACTTTATGGAAGCGGTTAAGAATAATTCTGATTGGTATTTGTTCTGCCCTAACGACATTAAAAAGGCGGGTATCAAACCATTACAGGAAACTTATGGTGATGAGTATGAATCAAACTACAACAAAGCAGTTGAACTTGGTCTTGGTAAAAAAGTGAAAGCCCAAACAATTTGGAATAAAATTATTGAATCTCAGGTTGAAACCGGAGTTCCTTACTTATGTTCTAAAGATAGTGCGAATAGAAAAACTAACCATCAAAACATTGGGGTGATTAAACAATCTAACTTATGTAATGAGATTTACCAATATACTGATGAGAATACTACAGCAATCTGTACATTATCATCTATGGTATTGAAAAACTTTATTGTTAAAGGTGAGTTTGATTTCAAATTACTTTATAGTGAAGTTAGAAAGGTTGTTAGAGCACTTAACAAAGTTGTTGACATCAATAGTTATTCAACCGAACAAGGTAGAAAAGGTGGTTTAGAACAAAGAGCAATTGCAATTGGAACTCAAGGTCTTGCTGACGTATTTTTCTTAATGGATTATATCTTTACATCTGAAGAGGCAAAACAATTAAACAAAGAAATTTTTGAAACAATCTACTTCGCGGCAATCACCGAAAGTATGGAATTATGTAAATCAGGTGAATACAAACCATATGAATTCTTCAAAGGGTCACCAATGTCAAAAGGTATATTCCAATTTGATATGTGGGGATTAGATTACGAAGGATTAGGAAGAATGTGGGATTGGGACTCACTTAAGTTAGAAGTATCCAATCACGGGGTTTGTAATTCGTTATTCACGGCTCAGATGCCAGTTGCGTCTTCAGCTAAAATTACAGGTTCATTTGAAATGACAGAACCGGCTCACTCGGCATTATTTAATCGTCGTGTAGTTGGGGGAGAAATTTTAATTGTTAATAAATACTTAATTAGTGATTTTGAGAAAATAGGTATTTGGTCTGAAGATTTGAAAAATGAAATCATTATGAATGAAGGGTCAATTCAAAATATTAACTTTAATAATTATCTTGACCAAGAAGATAAGAATTACAATAAAAAAGTTAAAAGAATTGAACATTTAATTCCAAAATACAAAACAATTTGGGAGATATCTCAAAGAGAACTTATTGATATGGCAGCCGATAGAGCACCATTCATTGACCAATCACAATCAATGAATATCTATATGTCTAACCCAACATTATCAAAGATTTCGTCATCACACTTCCATTCTTGGGGTAAAGGATTGAAAACTCTTTGTTATTATGTTAGAACAAAGGCGATATCAACCGGAGCTAAACACTTAGCGGTTGATATCTCAAAAGTTGGTCAATCAAAACCGATTGAAAAACCAACAGTTGATTTAACACAAAAACCAACAGATACGGAATTTGAATGTTTCGGATGTGGTTCTTAATAAGAATATAAATCACGACTTTGGTCGTGATTTTTTATTTTGGGGGTATTTATAAAAAATAGTGACGACACTATATTTATAGTTATGGCAGATGGAACAACATACGGTTTAACTTTTCCTTTCAGAGATTCTTTTGAGGGGAAATATTTAGATTTATCAAACACAACGGAAAAAGAAATTAGAAATAATTTAATACATCTTTTGTTAACAAGAAAAGGTACAAGATATTATTTACCGGATTTTGGAACAAGATTATATGAATTTCTTTTCGACCCATTAGACGCACCTACGTTTTCACAAATAGAATCTGAAATACGTGATGCTGTTGACCTATATATGCCAAATTTAAAACTTACAAGTATTAATATAACTGCGGCGTCAGATGGTCAAGAGGATAAAGGGTCTTATATTAATGGTGAAAATGATAGAGTTTTTAGAGTACCTGGTATTGCTCAATTAGAACATACCGCTAAAGTTAGAATTGATTATGTTATTACAGATGACGTATTTAATTCTAGTGATTTTGTAATAATTAATATATAATATTATGGCTAATAAAAAGATTTCATATACAACTAGAGATTTCCAATCAATAAGAACGGAACTTATAAATTTTACTAAAACTTATTATCCTGAAACTGTTCAGAATTTTAATGACGCGTCAGTATTCTCGGTTTTATTAGACCTTAATGCTGCGGTAACAGATAACTTACAATTTAATATTGATAGAAGTATCCAAGAAACAGTATTACAATATGCTCAACAAAGGTCATCAGTATTTAACATTGCAAAAACTTATGGATTAAAAATACCGGGAATGAGACCATCAGTTTCTTTAGTTGACTTTTCAATCACAGTACCGGCTTATGGTGATAAAGAAGATTTAAGTTATTGTGGGGTATTGAGAAGAGGTTCTCAATTTAATGGAGCAGGACAAGTTTTTGAAACAGTATATGAAATTGATTTCGCGTCACCGATTAATTCTGAAGGATTTCCAAATAGATTAAAAATACCAAATTTTGATTCAAATAATAAGTTATTAAATTACACTATAACTAAGAGAGAAACTGTTGTTAACGGGTTGACTAAAGTATTTAAAAAAGTTGTTACACCAAACGATGTTAAACCTTTTTATGAATTGTTTTTACCTGAAAAAAATGTATTAGGTATTACCGGAGTTTTATTAAAAGACGGGACACAATATAGTAATGTACCTTCATCTCAAGAATTTTTAGGTACTGATAATAAATGGTATGAGGTTCAAGCATTAGCGGAAGACCGAGTATTTGTGGAAGACCCGACAAAAGTATCGGATAGTCCCGGTATTAAAGTTGGAAAATACGTACAGACAAGTAATAAATTTATTTCGGAATTCACACCTGAAGGGTTTTTAAAAATGACATTTGGCGGGGGTAATCAATCTGCAGATGAACAATTAAGAGAATTCGCGGCAAATGGTTTTATGTTAAATTTAAACAAATACTCAAATAATTTAGGGTTAGGTAGTACGTTGAAAGCAAATACAACACTATTTGTTCAATATAGAGTTGGTGGTGGTACAGGAAGTAACTTAGGTGTTAATACTATTACTCAAGTAGGTACAATATCATTTTTTGTTAATGGTCCTTCTGAGAGTATGAATACGACAGTAGTTAACTCATTAAGATGTACAAACGTTGTGGCAGCGATAGGTGGAGCTGACTTCCCAACAACGGAAGAAGTAAGAAATTTAGTTTCTTATAATTTTTCTTCTCAAAATAGAGCGGTTACGGTTAATGACTATGAGTCAATTATTAGAACGATGCCATCTCAATATGGAGCCCCCGCAAAAGTTTCAATTACAGAAAACAACAATAAAATCATTGTGCAGATGTTATCGTATGATGAATCCGGGGCATTAACAGAGGTTGTTTCAAACACTTTAAAAAATAATGTTGCAAATTACTTATCCAATTATCGAATGATAAATGATTACGTCTCAGTTCAAAGTGCTAACGTAATTGATTTAAGTGTAAATGTGGATGTTGTATTGGATAACTCTCAAAATCAAGGAACTGTTATATCTCAATTAATAACGGTGGTTTCTGATTATTTTAGTCCGTCAAATAGACAAATGGGTCAAAACGTTAACGTTTCAGATTTAAAAAGATTATTACAAAATGAAAATGGGGTTATAACTATATCTGACGTACAATTCTTTAATAACGTTGGTGGTCAATATTCATCATCTCAAACGTCACAAAGATATTCTGACCCAACAACAAGACAAATTGAATTAATTGATGAAACCATTTATGCGGAACCAACCCAAAGTTATCAAATTAGATATTCTAACAAAGATATTAATATTAGAGTTAAAAATCTTAAAACGGTTAATTTCTCATAATAATTTATTTTAAATAATAATGAATTATCTTTTAAAAATAGTGTATAAACTATTTATTAAAAAAGATAACATATGTCAAATTCTTATAGAATAAGAACTAAAGTCGGTGTAGACACCTCATTAAAGGTGATGATTGACCAAGAGTTCGAGTATTTAGAAATTCTATCCTTAAAAATCCTTCAAAGTGATATCTACACACGTCAATGTGCCG